ACAGGGTTCTTTAACTGTTGTTCTCTTGTAGGACACTCTGCGATTGCAGCATCAGTTTTAGGAGCTGGTGGTGCTTCGGTATCTGTTTTAGTATCCTCTTCTTTCTTAGGAGATTTCATAGGTGGAGGTGGTGGTGCCTCTGTTGTCAACTCTAAATTATTTGGATCATAATCAATAGGATAAAAACTAGGTGTTCCAGCATCACAGAATGTCTGGACACCATCCTTATCTTCATCCTTCAGTGTTTGATTCTCACCACTATCCCTATGGGACTCAACACACCCAGGTATATTAACAATAGGAATACCCACCTGTGTAGTCACGGGTGGGTAAACTGGTAATGCCTGTGGAGGATTAACCATCCAATCAGGCATTACATTAACATTTAAATTACCAATTTGAGAGATTCCAACATCAATATCACCTAATCGTATTTCTGGAATCATTACTCAACCAGAGTACCATGTGCTCTCCTAATTTCCCTAAGTGCTTCAAGGTTCATATCTTTAGTACCACCATCATAGGCATGAGCATAACCTTCTTCGATCATTTGCTCGTTAAGGGACACAGTTCCGTCCCCAATGTAAAGCCAACCCAGAAGACGCCCATATTTACCGACGCCACCAACAAGTTCAGTCCTAACAGACAACTCATCGTCACCAGCGATAGTACTCTCCAGTTTCTCTTTGAGCCAGTTGGTTGCGTCGATTCCAAGTGCCTTCTCCTCTAAGTTCTTCGTCCTCTTCTCTGGCGTATCAACTCCTGCAACTCTAACTCTTTCTTTCTTGTATAGATCAAACCCAAGATCAATGGTGACATCGATAGTATCGCCATCAAGAACACGATTAATCTCCGTTACTCGAAAGTTGTAGCAGGACTTCCTGCTAGGTGGGGTCATTGCTCCCATTGGTTCCACTCCATTAGTGCTTTATCTATGACTTCATCAGGTCCAAAAAATTTTTGCTCAAATTCATATTGCCAAATCTTATGCGGGAAGACTCCGATTGCTCGGTCTTCCTCTTCAAAAAGTTCTTTAGACTCTACTGATACTGCTACACCTATAATAAATGTTGCCGCTGCGATTACAGCACCAGCACCAGCAACCCAACGTTCTAACGTGCGGATACGATCACGAAGTTTTTCTATTTCTTCGTTCGTATCATCAACACGTTTATGAACCATTTCAATGCGGCGAATAGAATTCTCTAGAGTACTGTCCATTACAGCAATCTTTGTATCCTGCTCCGCATCTTTATTTGTAAGGTCACTCATCTTCCAATTCATCGAAAGCCATACGCATTATATAGACGATATAGTATGTAACACCAGCAAGAAGTATGATTAAGGAAATAATTACACTCCAAACAGGATCAACAACATTATCAAGAGGACGAAGAATTAAATTCATTAGCAATCATTAAATACACTACCAACTGTAGACCCAACACTAGAACCTACTCTACCACCTAAAAGTGATACCCAACCAGCTGCCAACCATCCAACATATGGAATGCCAATCACAGCAGGAACACCAACTCCAGCAGCAATACTAGTTCCTGCCATCGCACCTTGACTCCGTGCTCCAGCGTCCGCCACGATACACTCTACGTCTTTTGCAGACTTTCCCTCGCCGTCTAATGTGGCACCTCCTAAATTCCTAGTGCCATCCATAGTGAATTGATCTTTACGCCATTCACGGCGACTCTCAGTACCACCACCAAAGAAACCTTTCTTATTACTATCTGAAGACAACGACCTTTGCGATTCTAAGATAGCAGGATCGTTTGCTTTATATTCTATTGTATATCCATCTTTTCCTGCTTCTACTTTATATGAAGAATAATCACCCGCAGGGAAGTTGATGACTGGATATTGGGGTCCTTTAGATTTTATTAAATGACCCAGTGCTCCAATATGGGCGAATGCAATAATGCCACCGATACTAAGAGCACACAATTTAAAAGTAGAGTTTGCCATGTTTACATTTTGTAAGGGGGTTGATCGGAATCAGTTACGATTTTGATTGGTCCTTGCTCGACTCTAATAGTCTGAGATGGTGCAGTCTGGGATGCAGCAGCAATCAATCTTTCCATGTCTGCTTTGGTAATACCACTACCACCATTTGAGGAACCATTACCATTTCCATTTCCATTGCCTGATTTCTTTGCTGCCTGGACACCAAAAGTCGCAAGCACCCCGGTAAAGACACTTGCGATAAAAGTTGGATCTAGTTTTTGCTCGGGTATACCGAGTACGGGTGGTAGTTGAATATACGCCAGCGTGAGTATTCCCCCAGACCAGACAAGAATACCAAGGCGAACAAAGGTAGAAAGAATATCAAGTTGCTCTTCTTTATCATTTGAAGCTTCCTTTATCTTTCCAATAATACCTTTCTTTTTGGTATCTTCCTTCTTAATTTCTTCTGGCATTCCATATGGAGCAACGCATTTCTATTTAGAAATGTATCCTTCTTTGACTAACCATTCACGGGTCATTGGAGTAGGATCATAATCAGACCACATAGTTCCTGCAGCACACGATGTAAGTGCTTTAAGAGTCATACCTTCAGTTTTACCTGCCCAGGTTGCTTCTTTCTCCCAAGGAATAGCAGCGGGTTGCAATACATATGCTCTCCGTGCCATCTCTTGCCACATCTCAGGAACAGAATCCTCAGGCATAATGATAGCAATCATGCTATTATCAATGGTGCCTGCCATGCAGTCTTGTGCAGCGTGCCATCCTTCATGACGCATTACACTCATCAATACATGAGGACGCTTCATGAATGTTTTGTTTAGAAAGAAGTTATTGCTTACCGTATGATACACACCACGGTGTCCAACTGGGAAATATTTTTCATCTGCTAGAAACACGTTAACTCCGACCTGGTTAAGGGCGACAAGCATATTGTTGAATTCGTTTGCAACAGAATAAAAATCATCAGTATTAGGATACTCACTAGAGATATCCAAAACACTAAAGACTTGTTTGACTTCATCAGTACACTCTCTGAGTAACATGCACCCCATTGAATGATTAGTATAGTAATCATTCTCATCAATTGGATCAGCGAGTACTGGGGCAGCAATCGATGCTGCTGCCAGCAAACTCATAATAATTTTTTTCATAAGAGATTATCAGAAGGGAAGAGCAGCACCACCTGCTGTAGAAGGAATAGTACCACCAGTAGCAGAAGGAAGTTCTGGCATTGCAGCGTCCATCATTCCAGGAAGTTGTCCAGCAATCGCTTCTGCTGCTGCAGATGCAACTCCTTCTTTGACTTGTTCGATGATAGAATCCCGCTGGAGATAAACATATGTTCCTCCACCGATAATACCTGCAGTTCCTACAAAAGAGAGAACTGCTAAAACATTAATTACTTTTTGCATAATAAGCCTCGTAGTATTTGGTAATGCCGTTACAGTTTACATTACCTTGAGATACCCAGTCGTGGGCACATTCGTATATAGATTGATTAGTATACTTTGATTTTCTTGTGTTGTCAAGTTCGGTGCCATACCTACTTAACAAGATGAGAAGAGCTTGCTCTCTGAGTTTGAGTTTCTCTTTACTATATCTCCAATCATCAACCATGAATATTCTCCGATCCTCCTTGGAAGTTTTCTGATCCACCAACCGGGTCTAACTGTGTTGTAGTTTTACCACATCTGGTTGCCATATCATACATCACTTCATGGATGTTGTCAGGTTCTTTTGGGTCTTGCCACTCAGGACGCAACCACCATCCATCATGAGGATCATCGTTGATATGTTCATACTCCATCTGTTTTTCTGATTTCACGGGTTCTCCAAACCAAGGATCATTTTTTAAAACTTTTGGTGCAGGAACACCAGTATACCCAAAGAAACCATATCCTTGAGTCAAATGTCCTGGACCACATTCAAATAAAGGTGCTTCTAGGTCATCAATAGTACACTTAACCTTTTTCTGTTTAGTAAATCCTAAAATATTTTTGAGAGTATTAATCATGCCAGTACAAGTTTTTTTGTGTAGTCGTATGCATAAAGTTCTCTGTTACCT